CACCTCATCCGTAACACCGTGTATGTGTGGTTAAAAGTTTGATATTTGTATCACTCTTACACCAACTCGTAACACTGGGTAGGTGTTCGTCATAATCAGTCATCGACCCTCCACACTCCACCCCCTTGCATCCTTCGTCATGATGGGTTATACTATCCATGTCATCAGGCAAGCCCACCCACCACCGAAAGGAACCCGCCATGCCCCGCTATCAAGACGCTATCCAAGCCCTAATAGACACAGCCCATCGTCAAGGCCACGCCCTAACCCTCTACAGCCATAAAGTAGATTTAGACACGGTCTACACCCTGGTAGACCTCACCGACGATATAGAGGTTTTTTCTACCTGTTTCCTACAACTAGCGTTCACCCGCTTGTTGCACTACATCAATTCCGGTTATCGTCACGATGAGGAGGTCAACAATGCCTAACGTACCGTCCCACTACTCCATCTCTCATGACAACGCACCCAACGGCCTTCTAGCTATCCTCGAGGAGCTTTCCGACACTGAGAACGTACCTACCCCCTTCGCATCGATAGCCCTTTTCAACGCCCGCAAATACCTCCTGCGGGCACCACGCAAGAACGGCCTTGAAGACCTCGTCAAGTGCCGTGACTACCTAGAGCGCTGCATTGCCATCTATGAGTCCGACCTAAAGCCAATCGAGACCGTATACGTATGCTCCCGCCAGCCAGACTTGAAGGCCTCAAGCTTACTTGAACTCGCAGACCGCTTTGGATGCGACTACCACGACCTCATGTTGATTAGACGTCAAGTCGTTGGAGGTAGTGTGTATCTTTGCTATGATTACACCGCTGATAGCAACCATCAGTCATAATCAGAACGTCAACGAAAGGAGTCCCGCCATGCGCCTATCCGATGCCCTAATAGCATCCCTTCTAGCCCTCCCCGGCGTCCTGGTATGCTATGCCCTCATAGTCCTTCTGTCCCTCATCCTCTAGGAGCCTCCCATGCCCAACCCCAACCACCTGTGGTACCTCGAAATCATCCTGCCGAACGACGAGCGCCCCCAGCGCGTGTTCTCATCGCGTGAGTCCATGTACGACTGGGCGCATGACAACGGCCTAAAGCCCCGCGTGGTAAAGCATGACAGCCCTAACAAGCGCCATGACTACACGTGCCATAGCCCCATCATGTTCGACGTTTGGAGCGACTGATGAACCGCATACGAAAGAACCCCATGCAGGGGGTCAACATCTCCGCCATGGAGACTTTCACCCTAATCCAAAAGAGAGGCAAGCAGGAGCTGGCCAAGCAACAGCTTGCGATGCAACGCGCCGAGGAGGCTATCAACGGCCCTGCACAGCGTGCAAAGCGCGAGCGTGCCCAAGCCAAGGTCAACGAGGCAGTCCGCAAGTACGCCCACATACCCGCAATGACCATGCAGCAGCGCATGATTCAGGGCCTCGGCATGGAGCCTACCACAGCCGAACAGGGTCAGCGAGAACTTCGTAACGCCCAGTCGCGTCTATCGAAAGACCTCAAAGCCTCCCGCAAGGCCCTCGCCACCCTCAACGACTCGAACGACCCCACGAACACCCGGCGCACCGCCATGCGACGCTACATCCAACGCTTAGAGTCTTTGCAGGCGGATATGAAGCAGCGTGGCAAAGACCCCGAGGGCAAGACCGTCACGCACACCTACAAGTCGCGCCTGGCTGCCATGCGAGACTATCTCATAGGCTACGCCGGTGCATCCAACCGCTCCAAGGCCCTTGCAGGTAACTCGCCACGATACCTCAACGACGCAGCCGCTCTTTTTGAGAAGAACTTCCGCCACCGTTGGGGTTTCGACTACGGTGACTATCCTGATGAGGCCGCAGGGGATTACACGATGCAAGACCTTTACGACGAGTACGAGGATGCGCTTATAGCGGGTGACTCAGACGAGGCTCGCGAGGTCGTGCTGAAGATTAACGCACGCCTAGAAGACCTGTACAACTACTGAGGAGGGACCCCCGGGTGATATGCACTTTCGACACAGAGGGCACGACGATCACCGACGCTCGGGGAACCTACGGCGTGCTGTACTATTGGGACTTCTGTACAATCCTCGAAGACCCGGAAGACGTATATCCTCAGACGGTGGGCTCTATGGTATGCCATGACTCAGGACGCGACTGCTCGAGCCTTTACCAGCACCTGCACACCCTCCTACAGTATTGGGAGGACTGCGGGGACACGGTAAAGGTGGCCGTCCACAACCTTACATATGACTTCGGCTACCTACGTCACTTTGTGACGCGCGTAAGCGATATGGGCTATACCGTAGACGTATGCGCTCGTAACTCCACGCACCTGATATCATGCTCCATCAAACGTGGAAAAGACGTCGCCCTCGTCTTTTACGACTCCCTGGCGCTGTTCCGCACGTCCTTGCGCTCCCTGGGAGACGCCCTCGGATACCGAAAGCTAGAGCTTGACTATTACCGTGCATACGCGCCAGACACAGTTCTCGGGGATTCGGAGCTGGCGTACAACACCCGTGACACAGAGCTTCTTTCCCTGGTTCTGTGCCGCAACTTCCTCACCCTCCCCTATGTCGGCATCGAGCGCGCCGGTAAGTCCATCCTTACCAAAACCGGTATGGTCAAGGCTTTCGACCGCGAGAACGCCTATATCGGCGCTGCGTCCATGGGAAAGCGCACGGTATACGACGCCGACCGGTACGAGACCTATGCACACCAATTCTCCACCGAAGACGAGATGCAGCGGTGGAACAGCTACAGCAACACGCGCACGACTGAGGTGAAAGGCTGTTACGCCGGTGGGGTCAACCTAGCCAACGGAACCATAACCGGGTGCGTGGTCCACGACGTCGAAGCGTACGACCTAACGAGCGCATACCCCGGCATCATGCTTGCCATGCGCATCCCCTCAAAGCCTATCACATGCTCTCCCGAGGGCATGGAACACCTGCTCAAGCCCGACGCCCCAGACCCAACTGACGTCTGTACCCTCAAGTGCGGCTTTTGGATAGGCACACTCCTTTTCGAGGGCTTTCGCATGAGACAGGACTGGCGGTCCCACGTCGGCGACAGCTCGCTCACCCTCGCCATGGCCCGGCAGAACACCGGTTCCAAGGGCGTTCGCTACGAGGACGGCTACCTTGTGTCCGCCGACTCTATGGTACTCACCGTGGCGACGCCTACCTTTTACGAGCTATGCTGCGAATATGAATGGGAATCCGCTGTATTTACCGACTTGACGCTATATATGGGAATCGAGCGACCAACTGTATACCAGAACTTGCGCGTGCTCTACCATTACGCCGAAAAGACGTGCGCAAAGAGGCTTTCCAAGGGAGACGGGGACGCAGAAGAGGCCTACAAACGCGGTTACATCACTTACGATGAGATGGAGATGCTCACCACCGGTGAGCCTACGGAGGATTGGATGGCACGCTTTGTCATGTCGCACAAAGAGAACCTCAACGGCCTATATGGAATCTTGGTACAAAACCCTGTTCGAGACTCATACGGATTGACAGACTCCGGATACCTCGAAAACCTCCATGACGGGTGCTGGGATACCTACAAATCCAGCAAGCGAGATCAAAAGATGTGGCGGGAGGCTGGGGGGCTCACCAGTCTATTTAACCGTTACAAAATCATATATGCCGTCCGCAAGGTGGTAGAGGCCGGTGGGTCGGTTCTATACACCGACACGGACTCCATAAAAGTGACCGGTCTTGACAAATCGACCATCGAAGAAACCTTAAACCCGATGCACGAGAACGTCGAGCTTTCCATCCGTGACACGGTGTCCTACACCGCGCGAAAGGTGCCTCAGGCAATGCCGGAGCTTGACGACGGGTTTTACAACCTGGGAAAGTTTGACTGGGAGGGTCATATACAACGGTTCTACACCCCGGGCCATAAGAAGTACGCCATGGATTTAGGCGACGGATGGAAAGCCAAGTGCGCCGGTTACAGCGTCAAGGTCGTTCAGCGTTTTATGGACGCCCTCACCGCCGAAGGGTTCGACGATATCGCCCCCCTCATGGCCCTAGGCTATGACGTGCGTTACGACAGCTCCACGGACATAGCCACAGTCCTTTCCTCCATCGGGCCTACATGGGTGACGGTGGAGTTCGAGGCCCTCGATTCAGGGGATGCAGAGACGACGCACACCTATACCGGCGAGACCTGCCCAGGCTATGCAGTCCTCAAATCCGGTAAAATCATGAACAACACCGACAAGAACGAACTGAACACCCAACGGATGAACACTGCAGCCCGCAACAACCCCCAGGTAGAGACCCTCTCGCGCATCGACGTCGCAGAGCTGGGCGGAGAGCTTGTATGGGGCAAGCGTGGGACGGTGCCCATGCAATGGAGCAAATGGGACCTCGATAGAGTAAAGGGAGATGCTATCATCTAATGAAGTATTACAGCCTAGACCGAATATTGGCCAAGAACTGCGACTACAACTTTATATTCTCCGGCCGCGGCCCCGGAAAGTCAACGGCCATGGTGAACCACCTCATAGACGAGTTCTTTCAAAGCGACGCCGAGTTTGTCAGAATAGGCCGCTATGACTGGGAAGTCTCAAGAACCCTCATGAGCAATTGGTTCAATACGGTAAACTATCGCAAACTCATCGATTACACGAACAACGACGAGGTTCTCGTCAAGTTCGAAGGCGGCCAATGGCGGCTGTACGAGGACGCGAAGCACTACAGGACCATGGGATATATGGTCACCCTCAACAACCAGGATGTGTTCAAGTCGGTCGCATACGACGGGGTAACCAACATCGTGTACGAGGAGTTCGCCATGCTGAACCAGCGCGACTACATGGTCGGCGAGGTCGAGGCATACCTCTCGGCTGTGTCGACCATCGCCCGCTCACGTCAGAACGTCAAGGCGTGGTTCATCGGCAACACGCTCGACAAGCACAACCCGTTCTTCGAGCTTTTCGGCATCGATATAGACCGCCTCGGCATCCAGCCCGGGGAGATAAGGACCTTTCAGTGCGCAGGTTTCGACGGCCTGGGGGCCACGGTGGCCGTGGAATACGCCGAGATGGCCTACGAGGACGTGAGCGAGCTGTCACCCCTCATGCGCATCTCAGGAAACGACACAGCGACGACGGGAACCTACATCCTATCCGAGGAGGTCACAGACTACGAGAGGAGGACCACGCTGGTACCGTCGAGCGGGTGGGTGCACGCTGTCCCAGGGGTGGAGGGCATATACATAGGAGGTGGCCAGTTCGCGAGCGCCTATGTGTCGAAGCGCCCCGTCGTGGACGGGAGGCACATCCTGCAGCTCTGCACCTACCACGGCGAGCGTCCCCCGTACCTGTGCCGTTGGCTCAACATGAGCGGGCTTACGATGCCTTGGTGGCAGCCAGACCTCCCAGGGGCCGAGCGCCGCGTGCTCAAGGTCGTAGACCCGCACGTGTTGCTTTCCACCCCACAGGGCAGAAGCGACGCAAAGCGGTTCGCCCAGATGTGCAGGACGACTTTCAACGCTTTCGAGCTTGACGAATACCGCCATTACTGGTATTCTCTTCTCGATACGATGAGTCAGGAAAGGAGGTGATAAGTAATGATTGTATACATCATGGACGAGGAGACCGTTATAGACGAGTTCTATGTGTCACCGAACGGCTCTCTAGAGCCGATAGAGACCCCCAGCCCGGCTTTCGGGAGGGACTACTCCATAGGGTCTGTCAACGGTTCGCCCACCCTCGTCCTGCGCGACCAGACGGTAAAGCTGAAAGGCGTGCTGCACGAGGCCCTGGAAGCCGTCTACCAGACACGGGAGCATCAGAACGCTCTCGTTGAAACCACCGACTAAAGAGATAAGAGGACAAACCATGGCTCTGGAAAACGTTAAGTTCTACAACGACGTGAAACTGCACCTGGTCAAGCAGGACGAGACGAAGAACGGAACCCCCAGGGTGTCGTTCTGCTGGGTGTACCTCGATGAGGAGGGAGAACGCCATTACCTTTGGAACTCGGTGATCTATTCCGGCGACTACTCCCCGGAGGTATTCCAACGCGTGATGCAGGACATGCTCCCGGAAGGGACCCCGGTCCCCCAGATGCCGACGGCCCCCGACGCTGCGGCGTTTGCGCAGGCCATGGTCGACAAAGTGAACTCGGTGAAGCTGTATGCCAAAGAGGGCACCAACGCAAAGGGCTACCGCCAGGTGTACGTCAACCGCTCGAAGAGGTAAATCCGTGGAAAGCAAAAGCGCTGATTTGGGTTCTCTCAAATGTAAACTCGAACGACGTATATCTATGATAAATTCCGAACTTTTGGCAATGAGCCATGTAGAAGACGGAACCTTTGTCGATAACATAAAGATTTATTATAGGGCAATGCTGGATGAATATATACCGGTCGATGATTTCGTAGGTTATATAAGAGGTATTGAAGCGGCAGTAGATACCCTATACGGAGAGGACAGTTAAATATGGCAACCGTTGAAGACGTTCTCAACATAGCCCGGGGCGAGCTTGGCTACTATGCCCCAGACGACCCCGAGCCGGGTTCCAAGTACGGGCGCTGGATGGCAGACATCACCGGTGAGGATTGGCTGCGCGGCCCTTCCCGAGAGATTTGGTGGTGCTGCTGCTTTACGAGTTGGTGTCTCGCAAAGGCCGGGGTGGAGTGCCCAGGCTTCCCCAGCTACAACACCGACCTTGTCCTTTCCGCCAACCCTCCCCGCGTACCGCTGTCCCAGGCCCTTCCCGGCGATATCGTCATCTGGGACTGGGACGGTAACGGGCAGACCGACCACATCGGCATCGTCGAAGACCCCCGCGCCATGATTACCATCGAGGGCAACAAGGACAACGCCGTCAAGCGCGTCAACCGCTCTTCGGTCAACTATTTGGTTCGAGCCGTCATCAGACCCGCGTACAGCGGTGTGGAGAGCGGCCATGAGAGGCCCAGCGCATCCGACCCGGTGGCCGGTATGGCCCAGCTTGTCATAGACGGTCGATACGGCAACTACCCTGAGCGGGTGGGCAACCTCTACAAAGAGGTGCAGGCGTGCGTAGATGCCCTGTGCTTCGGCGCAGACGTTTCCGGATACCCTAGCGCCGTGGTCGCGTTCGCCCAGCGGGTGATGAACGGCGATTATGGAAATTACCCGGAGCGTGTAGGCAACATTTACGCAACCGTTCAGGCAACGGTGGATTCGATGTACCATTAAGGTTCGGTGAGGATGACGGGGGGGCGCGCGAACCTCCTGGCTGTGGGCACCGATGACGCCGACGGTCATCAAACCAACCGTTGGCTAAGGAAAGACCTCCGATGAGTCGGGGGTCTTTCTCGTTTAGTACGGGAACCTGGACACGCACCAGAACGGGTTGTTAACCGTCCACCAGTTGGGGTTCGTGACCAGCGTGTCGGCGTCGTTCATGACGTAGGGACCCCCGCTGGAAGGCCTGCCGTCCCAGTCGGTGGTCACGTCCCACCATTTACCCCCCAAATACATCAGCACGTGCCCCCTACCGCCGTTGGACCAGCTCACAACCCCGTCGGCGTCTGGCTGGTTGTTCTCGAAGAACACGTCCCCGTCTCTCAAGTCCGGCATCTCGCCAGGCCTCACGGATATGTCGGTGCACGCGCCCCACAGCTGCTGGGTAGAGAACTGGAAGTCACCGCCGCCGATGGCATTCCAGACGGACGGGGCGAAAGCCCACAGCATCCTCGACACGAACCCGGAGCAGTCGCAGGGGCCGCCGGTCTCAAGCGTGTTGTAGGTCCCCTGCTGGTAGTACCACGCGCCCTGATGCGCCTCGCACCACGCAAGCATGTCCGCAGCCCCCGGGATGCCCTCACCGGCAGGCGGCTGCGGGGCCGGTTCGGTCGGTGTGACGGGTGTGTTGCCCCCTGCCTCCACCCTAGAGGCCCGCGAGGTGGGGACCCATACGGACCCGGTGGTCTTGTGGAAAAGCTCCCGCGTCCCGTCCCTCATAAAAAGCACCATATCGTCACCGTAGCGCTGTATGTAGAGGTTGTTGGAGGAGGTCAAATCGGGCGTGGATGGCTTGCCCCCGCCCTCGGTGCCGCCCGAATCGCCCGCAACGCCCCCACCGCTGCCGGAGCTTGGCGAGCGGTCGTACCCGAGGACCGCCCCGAACTCCGGCGGCGCGCTCTCACCGTCCCATTCGGAGAGCTGCCTGTAGATGTCGTTGGTGGCGTTCGCCCACCCCTGGCCGTATATGTCGTAATCTCTGAACAGGCTGTACTCGTAGAGCGCCTGGTCGCGCACGGCCTCCAAAGACGCCTCCCAACCGCCCGCCCCGTTGAACACGTCGGCCACGTAGTATCCCATGTTGTGACGCAGACGCATATAGAATATCAGGTTTTTTATTACCGTCGCGTTCTGCGTTGGCATGGGGCCTAGGTCGCTCTCGAGGGTGGAGCGGTGGTCCTCGAAGGACTCCGGCTCCGTCGTGTCCATCCAGTACCACGTCTGATGCGCCACGGCCTCGTCGTAGTTGTCGCGCACGCTGGCGCACCATCTGTCAATGGACGCAGAGCCGAAATCGACCGACTCGAAGTCCCCTCCCGCAGACGCCACGTCACGCCAGCTCTGGGGGAGCGCCGCCCACTGGTTCGGGGCGTGCGCCTCCATGGTGGCGCACAGTCGGACAGCGCTGCCGTAAGTCCAGTGCAAGATGCCTATCGACTTGGCGTCACCCCAGTTGACGTAGGCGTCGTAGCTGGTGGAATCCCATGCACATGATGACTCCCAAAGACCTAGCAGGTACATAGCGTAAAGTTTTTGGTTGTCGGTAAATGCCATAAAACACCTCCAAACTAAAAAGCCCCGATGTTTCACGTGAAACACCGGGGCCGTGGTTAAAACTTCGCTTCCGGCACCCAGCTACCGGACTTGCGCCTAAAGCCGCTGGCTGCGGATGGGTCACCCTCGCGGTTCTTGACCGGTTGCCACGTGCCCGACTCCCTGCGCCAGAGGCCTTCCGACTTGTTGGAGCTATGCCAGGCGTTGGACAACCTGCGCGCCCCGGGGTAGTAGTCCGCGAAGACCTCTGAGAAAGAGACCGAGAACGTTCCGCCAGCCCCCATGAGTGCCTTGGGGTCGGTCCTGTCCCAGTCGTACCACCTCGTGTAAGGGGTGATGATGGTTATATCGCTGTCAAACGGGCTCCCGGTGATTACCTGGGAGCGGGTCGTGGAGCCTCCCCACTCTCCGGAAACGGTGGGAGGTTTGTGCATGTCCTCGGCGTAGAGGCCCCATATGTTGACCGAATCGAAGTTTGCCTCGCTTCCGAAGACGGCGTTTCGCTGCTGCACGCAAAGGGCGTATGTGTCGTCCCCGCCGTCGGCAAGGTCTATCGTCGAGGTGGTGAGCGGGAAGTCGGCCCAGCATATGCCGCCCACGTTGATGAAGCCGCCTCCGACCTCAGACCCCCAGTCCCAGTGGGCGGACCAGTCGGTGACGGACGAGTCGAGACGCCATTTGCCCGCATCGGGACCCGACCCCTCGAAAAGGCTGCAGCCTAGGTTGAAATGAAAGCTAACGTTCATGAAACTGCCGTACTGGCCTACCCACTCGCAGTAGAGGGTGGAGGAGGCGTAAGGCGTCGTAGGGTAGCTCATAGGAACCGCCTACTTCTGCCAAAGGTCGTTGTCGGCCACACCGGCATGAGCGATGAGTCCGGCGCTGGATGCGGGGTTCGGGTTTGCGTCTGCACTGAAGATGTTGATGGTCGACACGGGAATCGGGGTCGTTCCGCTACCCCACGTAACCGCACCGGTGTTCGCATCCACAGTTCCTCCCCCGTAAATCTTGTTAATAATATCGGCCAGGGTCTTGGATGTCTTGGTTGACAGTTGCGTCACCTGGTTGGAAAGCGCGTTGATTCGACCGTCGAGCCGCGATATGTCGGCGTCGTGCTTTGCCTTAAGCGCGGATAGGTCGGCTTCGAGGTTGGTAACTGCGGTCGTTAGGTTATGCACAGAGTTCTGCAAAGCCGTGATGGCGTCCCCATGTCGACCCACGGTGTCCTCAAGCGTCTCTATACGGTTCTCAGCGGAGGTCATGCGCGTCTCAAGCGACGTGACGCGGGTTGCAAGTGCCTCAATCTGACTCTCCAGGTTGGCAAGCCAAGCTGTAGGGTCGTGTACGGTGTAGTACCAGGCCAGGGTCAGGCTGTTGCACGGACTCCCCCACTCGACCACGCGGGCGATATGGAGGGCGTTTTTTCCGAGATAGCGAGTGTCGAAGTCTGGCACCACGAGGCCGACGAAATCGCCCACCTTGGGTTGGTCGACCTCGGGAATGGTGGCATCGGTGTAGGTGAAAGGCTCATAGGCTGTAAAAGCGGAGGTGTCTACCGACGTGGTTCCGTAGTAGCAGTGCATGGCGCTCAAGGTGCGTAGCATGGAGTCTGCGTCCGAGCACAGGCCCGCGAGCCAGTGTATTTGGGCCTCGTAGCTCAGAGCCTCGCCGAACGTCTGGGGGATGGAGAACCGAGGGGTGAAGGGAGGGCGGTACCAGTAGCCGCCCTGCCCGGCCCCCGGCGTGTATGCCGGGGGCGTCGGGTAGGTGTTGGGCATGAGATGCTCCTTACATCGGCTGATTGTAACCGGTGAATACAGAATCAACAATGAAAATAAATTCGCCAGTATTAGAATCTCCTATGTTGAATTGAATATAAACAGTACCATCTGTAATATTATAAATATTTTTACCTTCAATAATGGTGTTACTGCTCTTGTGAACTAGCATCGGTTTATTAGAGAGTATGAATTTAGTAAAGGCGGGAGGTATGTTGATATCAGTTCCATTAATTTTAATATTTACCTCTACCCCCCCGTCGCCCCCCTCAGAGTCAACCGTAAAATCGCAGTCTCCATAGATGCGATTATTTTTAAAACGAACGTTATTATAGACAAGTTTTGATGTACCGCCTGATACAGTTATACTGTTATAATTAATCAAGCTTCCATCTACATAATCCATCATCAGCCCGTTGGTAGTCAGCAGGTCGTTGTGGGCGACGGTAACGGCGGTTCGGGTCGTAAAGGCGTTGGAAATCTCATGAGATACGTCAAGGGAGTTGGTGGAGTAGAGCAGATTCCAAGAGGCCCATCCCTCGTCCGAGAAGTAGTGTCGGTAATAGGTACGTCCACCATTGTATTCCACAAGATACTGGGCAGTGTATTTAGAAGTGGACAGCATTGGAACAACGTAGAGGTTAAACGCCATGGTCACGTCGTTTGGCTTGTTAACGACGGTATGGACCATCTTCGTGAACCTCGCAGAATAGTTACCTGGTTCTTTATAGGTGTTCAGGTCAGCTCCCTCTGGAATCAGTTCGTTGTCGAAGCTCATGAACTGCGTTGTAAGGTAGTTCCTGAGGGCGCTCATGGGTGCCGCGTCGTAGCGGTCGTTCGGTGCGTCGTGCATGACAAAGATGGCCGAGCTGTCCAAATCGTCGGTCACGTACGGCGTGTTGCCCCCGGTTCCTCCCTTGGACACAGGCAGGGGGATTGGGGCGTAGTCGGCAATAGACCCGGCGCTTTGAAGGTCCTTATGCCCGCTTACGATGTTTCTAGCCTCGGTAGAAATATTCTTCATAAACTGAGTTCCATCTGGAGCAACTCCGTACAATCTCTCAACGACGAATGTGCTAGATACTTTATCCACTTTCCCCTCAATCTCCGCTTCGAGGGGAGAGATGTTTGCGGTTACGTAATCGGCAACGGCTTTAGCTGAGGGTATTGACGCTTCGGTATGATTGTCAGGATTGTTAAATGCACTCGACGGCAACATATCAACGCGGCCCTCGCCGTTTGTGCTATTAGCATAGATTTGCGTATTATTTCCTGCTAATAGTACAGGTGTTGTAGAGGTAATCTTATCCCTCTTGACAGAGTCAAGGTATCTAGTGTCCTCCTCCCGGTCGTATCGCTCGTTCATAACGTCGTACATGTGGGCGTACTGGCACAGCTCGCCGTTCTCCGCGACCTGCTTTCGGCACGGGTTGAACCCATCGTCCAGGTCTTTGCAGGATTCGTCAATCATACTGACCTCCTAATACACGTTGATGTTGGGGCGTACCAGCTGGCAGAAGCAGACCTCTAGGCTCGTGAACAGCATCTCTAGGGCGTTGTTGACGCCGAGCGCCCACTGCTGCAAGCCAACGACCACGTTGCCGTAGGTGTCGTTCTGGTAGCTGTCTTGCAGGTGGTTGGCTGCCGAGTTCTGGCCGGTGTTGTGCTGCCCTGCATCGTAGTACAGCGTCGGGTCTTTGCCTACCATGGTCTCCTTGGGGTTGCGGGAGCTGTAGGCGTCTGCGGTCTGGCTGCCGTTCACGGTGGAGTCGCTCACGTGGTCGGTCTTAGACCTAGAGGTGCGGGAGAGTTCGTCGGCGCTTATGCTTTCGAGGGTTGCAAAGATGGGGTTTAGCGTCGGCATGTGCTCCACCATCCTGCGGTTCAGGAAGTATATGAACTGGTAGGGCGTCTCCCCGCGTATCTCCCGCCACATGAAATGGTTTACGATAAGGTCGTTAAGCCGTTGGCGCTTCGACTCGTCCCATATCGGGTAGTCCGCAAGCCCCAGGTCGTAGCCGTAGTTGAGCACGTCGTACAGAGTCATGTTGTACTGCTGGCCGATGCCGATTGCGGTGTTCACCTGGTATACGCTATTCGAGGTAGGCGAAGGACTCATCTGCTGCGTCACCCCCTTGGGTGTTGAAGTCGTCTAACGCGACCTCGTTGTCGGCTCGACGGTTGATTTTCCACTCGACCTTTATATCGGTTCCGAACAGCTCGTTTGCACGCTTGGCCGCTTGGCGGCGGGCATCGAGGCGGGAATGGCGGGAAAGTGCTATCTGCTCGTTGTTTGAGTCCATCTCGCCCTGAATCATGCGCTCTCGCTTCTCGCCGCTCATGGAGTCGGTCCCGAGGCAGTTCATTATGTCGGCGATGAGGTCGATTTTGAGGTCGTGGAGCTTGTCGGCGATAAAGGGGGCCTGTGTGTTGAGGACCCCCGCCTGCGCCGAGAAGCTGAACCCCTCGTTCTGGATGATGGCGGGTTCGTGTCCGACAAGCTGCTTGAAGTAGTTCACCGTATCTGTGCGGGCCTCCTCCGAGCAGGTGAGCACCCAGGGGGTGAGTTGGGCCAGAACGTTCTCGTCGATGGTGCGGTCGATGTGGGCGAGGCGTCGGGAGTATAGGTCGATGTAGTCCATCATGGGATACCGCAGCACGTTGTCGAAGCAGTATGCGGCGTTGGCCACCTCGACGTAAGGGGTCCCGTCCGGGGCTACCTTTACCACATCGTCGCAACGCCGGTCCCAAACCTCAGTCCCGTTGCCGGCGATAAGCTGCACCTCCTGGGGGTTGTAGTACATGTCAAGCATGTCGGTCTGCGACCCCCCGGCAAAGGCGAGAACGCCTGGGGCCTTCTCGAAGAAGCAGCCCCAGCCTTGGTAGAGCAAGGTCATCTCGACAAAGCGGGGGTCTACCTCCTTGGGAAGATTCACCCACTCGAACTGCTCAAGCGCGAGGGTCATCATGTAGTTGCGCCAAAAACGCTGGGTCTTGGCGTTCATCTCGGCGGTGGTCCAGGCGGTGTCCTCGATGTCGGATGCGCAGAGACAGCCGGGGGTTGGGCCGAAAGCGACGTTGACGGGACCGCCGGGGTTGAAGTTCATGTTGAGGTTTGTAGGCATGTCGTCACCTCCTATGTGTAATAGGTCTGTATCTTAGTCTGGATGGGTTGAATGTCGGTAGGCTTTGCCTTGCCTATCCGGCTGGGCTCTGCCCATACGGTCGTCCCCTGTTGGAGGATTGCCCTGATGCGGTCTTTGTCCGTCTCGTCGGCGCGGGCGCACTCCAAGTAGACCTCTGCAAAGCGCCAGTAAGAGCATGGGGTGCATATGCGCAGGTCGTCGGGGATGTCGATGTATCGGTTTACCGTATAGCCCCAACGCCGGAAGTAGTCCCCGAGCTTTGCCACGTAGGCGGGATTGATGCGCTTGTACTTGACGAAGAGGGTATAGGCCAAGCCGTTGGCGTACCTCATCCCCTGCCCGCCGATGTTGCCGACGGAGCTTGGGGGCTTCAGCTGGGCGTCGGCCACACCGGATTCGATGGCTTTGATTGCCTGGGCATAGTCACCGGATATCTTGGCTGTCTCGAAGTTGTAGTCGTTGAGGCCTGTGTTAAGCCCTCGCCAAGCGTCTCCGATGTAGGGCACCTGGGACACGATGCCGCCGAGAGCAAGGCCCATGGCGGCGTTTGTACCCTGCTGTGTCCACCCCAAGCCTAGGTCGCGACCCCAACCGGCTACCGCCTCCGCTCCCGAGCTGATGGCACCGGTGCCGAGGTCGCGCAGGGTGTTGGCGGCCTGGGCCATGTATGCCTGGTCGGAAGGCGAGAACGGGTAGCCTACCTGGTTGCTGAAGTTCCTGGCCTGGTTAAGCGTGCTCATCTCCTGGTTGTATGACGCCGTGTCGTACTGGTAGTGGCGAGAGTGTGCAGTGGATGCCATATAGACTATGGCTGAGTTGTTGATAATCGACCACTGGGGGAACTGGTCGAACCATACGGCTGTGTCCAGGAGGTCGCCGAACGGTACGGTTGCACTGCTCGTGGTGGTTGCGGTGCCGTCGGTCTGTACCATGGACAGGGTGAAGGTGCCTGGGTTGTTGCTGCCGTAACCCCAGGGGATGGCGGCTGCTTCCAGGTAGGGGGCCACGGCGCACGCCATGATTTTGACCGGTGTGTCGTTGGCGGGGAGGAGCTGCGGTTTGAGGAACACGCTGTTCTGGCCGTTGGAAAGCTCTACCACGGTGTAAGGGTACGCCCACAGCTTGCGAAGGTCCCTGTAGTCGGCAAGACCGTCCCAACCCTGGTTTAGGATGACGCCGGTCTTAATGCTGGCACCGGTGGTGCCGAGGTCGAATATACCGTCGCTTGCTGCGTGGAAGGTCATCAGCTGGGGGTTGGCGCTTGCCCCGAAGAGATGCCCTGCCGGCCCGATGTCGTCTGGCTGCACGAGGGCGCGCGGTACTGAGGTGATGGACACGATGCACTGGGTGACCCAGCTGTACAGGCTCATCTCATGGAGGATTTGGGAGACCGAGCTGGCGGAGGTGTCCAGGTCGATTAGGTAGACCGCTGAACCTGAGAAGATACCGTTGTAAAAGCCGCCGACGGCGCTTTTGAGCGTGGGGTTGTCCACGCTCCCAGGGTCTGCGGTGAGGTCGGCGGTGGACACTATGGCAAGGTAGTCGGCCTTGGCGACGCCGTTGGAGCCGGTCTGCAGGCTGTATGTCTCTACGTAAAAATCCTGAAATTCGGGGCCGTTGTCCAACCCCTCCGGAATGCTGAAGTAACGGTTGAGGGTTGCCGGGACGTTGTCGGTCGCGAGGCATGGGGTGTTGACCATCGGGAGGTGCCCTTGGGTATAGTACCCGGTGCCCATCTCGACGTCAAAGAGATACTGCTGCCACACGTCGGTCTGCAAGGTCAGCGTGGTCGGCTGGGGTGCGTCCTGGGTACAGCCGGTGATGAAATAGTAATAGTTGATTGGAGGCGTCACCGGGTCGGTGTCACGTACCGGGTTGCTTACAACAACATAGTTGTAGTGAAACGCCGACGTATAGGGTACGTCGATGGTTATAGGCTCACCGGGGTAGCAGTATACCGACGAATGCACGCCGATGCTCAGGGATTCGAGCGTAGCAAAGTAGTTCAGGCGGTCGGTCATGGTGTCGAACTGCACCACGTCGTGATAGTTTATGTCCCACGGAACGCGGTAAAGGGTTACGGTGGCTCCCGGCTCCCAGGTGGTTACTGGCATATGTTCACCTCCTAGTGTTTCACGTTAAGCGAAGAAAGGCCCTCCCCGAAGGGAGGGCCGGAAAAGGACTAGCCGACGGTAATAGTAACGGTGTCGGTATAGGTCTGGGTCGCGCCAGACGGGTTGATGTACGAGGCAGTGCCGGTGAGGGTGAGCTTACCGCCCTTGGTAGCGCCTGTCTTCTGGAGATGCAGTACGTTCTTGCTATCAATCCACGTGCGGTTGTTCAGGTCGAAATCGGCTGCAATATCCCAGGTGACGGCGTTCGGGCGGACGCCTAGACCGGTAAGGTCGACCGTGGCGGGAGAGCCAGTGAGCGTACCCTGAAGCTGCACGTTGAGGGACTGGGTCTTGCCAGGCTCGACGGTGGCGTTGGCGGGGGTGATGTCGACGCCGGTAACGGCCATGGTGACGGTCGGGGTTACGGTCGAGGTGCCGCCGTAGGTAAAGAGGATGGCGGGTACGAAAGGAGAGACCGAATAGATTCCCTGATGGTGGAGCCAGTAGTTGGTCGTGAGGTTGCTGCCGTCCTGGAAGGAACGCATACCCTTGAAGGTGTCGTGGCAGACGAAGAAATCCCTGGTGGTGAGCAACGCACAGGCGTTGGGGATGGGCAGCTCGTCCACGACGATTCGGCGCACGTCGATGTCGGCCAGCTCGACGTGGAAAAGGGAAGCGAGCACCTCGACGTCCAGGTTGGACTCGCACTCGGGGATAGTGATGAGCATCAGCTCAGATGGGTCGGACACAAAGACGGGAATGTCAATGACGTTGGCGTTGTATCGGGAGCTGGGAACCTTCATCTTACCGGTGAGGGTGCGGACCTGCTTGAGCAGTTCTTTACCGCCCGCCTCGGTGGTGAGGGGGTCGTTCTCGAGGTTGACGGTGTAAAAGCCCCAATGCTTCTCATAGTAGGCAATAAGTTCGAGCATGATGCGGTACTCGTCGTACTCGTCGGCATTCATGGGAGCGTTGAGGAATCCGGCCACCAGCGAGGAAAGGCCGTATTCCGAATCAAAGGATTGGCGCAGTTCCACCTCGTTGATGGAGATGGGGTACGTGTCCTCGCGGTTGCGGGAATGGAACCACTCCTGGGCTTCCGGCGCGTGAACGTCGAGGAGGGTCGATGCCTGGGAGTAGGCGTGGCCCTTAATCCACTTGGGGGCAATCTCCTGGATTGTGTGCCCGTACTGCATGGTAGCGCCCTTGAACTCACGCATGGGGTTCTTGTACTCCTGGTTGCGCACACGAACCATACCGATTCGCATTACAAGAGCGCTCACAAAGTAGTTCCACATGTCGTTGTTGAGCGGGTCGAACAAAGCCCCAAGGGTTGCGTCGATTCCGTGGATGGTAGGGTTGGGGATGCGCTGCTGAAAGTCGTTGGTGGCTTCGAGCCAAACCGAAGCCATGATGGTTGAGTTCTTCTCTGCCATGGTTATACACTCCTAATGTTTCACGTGAAACGTTGCTGTTAGATATCGAGGTCAGAAATAGGCTTGACGGTAGCCTTCCCAGTGTCGTTGGTAGAGGCAAAGCCGGTGTCAGCGCTTGCAGGGGTCCCGGACTTTACGAGGGTGGAGACTACCTTGGTAAGGTTGGAGATTGCCTCCCCCATGCTGGTCAGCTTGCGGTTGATTTCGTCCTGAGCGCGTTTGGTCGCGTCGATGTCGTCCCTGGTGTCGGCGTCGGTGTCGCGAACTTCCTGCTCCTCGTCGGTCTTGGAGGAGTCGATATCGTCGCGGGTGTCGGCGTCGGTGTCCTTGATCACGTCGTTGTCGGTGGCTTCTGCCATGATGTTAACCCTCCTTCTTGGGCTGCTGGGATTCCACGGTGCTGCACAGGTTCTTAACCTGGCTTATAAGCTCGTGGTTGGATTCTTTAAAGTTGTCCATCGACTGGCGAAACTCGCCGAGGGTCGTATTGCACATGTAATACATGGCGGCAAAAGCGGCGATAGGAAAGCCGATGTTGCCGATGAGTTGAGATAGCATCTCCATTTCCATAGGTTTACACCTCCTAGATGTGGTAGGCGGTGGTTAGAGCCGTATGTATGCGCTCCGGCGTGGCGGTTGCAAGTGCTGGTTAAAGCACGACCAGGCCCCAATAGCCGGGGTTACGCTTCTCGAATGTATTATAGCCGATAAACAGGAAAAACCGCCTAGTGTCAAGGGACAATAGGCGGTTGTGTGAAGGAAATATACTAAAACACCCTAGATGGCACTGGCATAGATGATGTGCTCGTCGTAGTAGACCGGGGTACCGGTCTCATAGTCCATGGCTTCGCAACCGTACTCACATCCGGTAGTGATGATATCAACGTTATATACGTTGCAGTAGTACATCATTTCTTCTTCCGATGTGAAATGAATAAGGGAGCAAACATCGTCGCAATCGTCAGTAAATACGAGCGTGTAGAGCTGATGGTCATCGGAGAGGTCGATGACGTCGGAGGCGATGACTATAAGGGGCATGGCGGGTTCCTTTCGGTGGTGGGTGGGCTTGCCTGATGACATGGATAGTATAACCCATCATGACGAAGGATGCAAGGGGGTGGAGTGTGGAGGGTCGATGACTGATTATGACGAACACCTACCCAGTGTTACGAGTTGGTGTAAGAGTGATACAAATATCAAACTTTTAACCACACATACACGGTGTTACGGATGAGGTGGTTAGTGATACAAATATCAAACTTTTAACCACACATACACGGTGTTACGGATGAGGTG